GTGGCATGCACTTATATGGCCGTAAGATTCTACGCCCAGAAGCATTAGTAACTGCTAAGTACAACCTAGCGTAAACTAAACGAATACAGGGAGTCCCAATTCTGGGGCTCTCTATTTACTTTCTAATACCATTAAAAGAGGAAATACATTATGGCTTTTATCGCTGATACCGTGTTTGATAATGGGCTTACAGTAGTAGATACTAACGGTACTCGTTTAGATATCTGTTCAGCTGAGCCAACTACTTACGCACAAGCAACTTCAACTTTAACACTTGGTAACGATACAGTTAACACAGGTGCTCCTGAAAATGGTGCAACTGATGGTCGACGTGTAATCGTTCCTGCTATTACTGCAGGTACTGTAACAGGTACAGGTACTGCAGCTTTCTGGGCATTGACTAACGGCTCAAACACACTATACGCAACTGGTTCTTTGAGTGCTTCTCAAGCTGTTACTACTGGTAACACTTTCTCATTAGACGCAGTTTCTATCACTATCCGTGACGCTTAGTAGGCGTTAGTAGATATGGCTGATCACAACTTACAAGCAAGTGCTCCTAATCAGGCACTCTATGGTACAGATACTTATGGTTCTGGAACATATGATACCCCTGGTATTGTTACAACGTCTGAGGTCAGCCAACCTGCTTTTCATAAAAACCTTCAAGCATCTAATACCAACTTATATGGTAGTGCCCGTTATAATGACGATGTCTACGGTGAATCTCGCCGTATATTTACACGTACTGAAGTATCATCACCTGCAATAGGTCAAGTTCTTCTAGCAGACGATGCGATATCTCAATCAGAGTTTTCATCACCAGTTATAGCTCAATATCAGACTATACTAGCTGACGACACAATAACACAGCAACCATCTGAAGTTACAACAGCTGCATTCAGTGAATTGAATATATTCACAGCTGTAAGTGTAGAGACTTCTACATCTGAAGTAAATATTCCATCAGTAGATGAGAATAATATACTAGACCCTGCAGGGGCTATGTCTTCTACTACTTTAACTGTACCAGTTATTAGACAGTACCATACTATACTTGCAGACGATTTAAGCTCTGTAACAGAAATAACAGAGCCTGTAATAACACAACTTCATCCATTCAACTCAGTTAGTTTGGTATCAGATACAGAAATAACAGTACCTGTCTTTAGTGAATTAAACATATTTACTAATATACCTAATCAACACATTTCTACTACAGAAGTGACAGTTCCTGGTTTTGCACAAGTAGAAACTTTAGAAGCTCCTGATTTAAACTCAGTAACAGAAGTAACTAATCCAGTATTTACTCGGATAGACTACCAATTTACACCAGATGACATCGAAACAGTATCAGAAGCACCAACTGTAGGAGTTTCAGAAAGTAATGCACTAGGTGCAACACCTGTAAACACCCCTACGTCTGTAGTGTCATCCCCAGATGTAGATGAATTAAATATACTTGATGCTACTGATCTTAGCTCCTCTACTACTTTAACTGTAGCAGGGGTATCTGAGCATAACATATTCTTAGCTAACAGTACTGAAGCACCTAGCTTAATTACTGAACCAGTTATAAAACAGTTAGAAGTTTTATCTTCTTCTAGTGTAGAGTCTGATACAGATGCACAAACAGTAACAGCCGTAATTAAAGTTAACTTTATATCGGTAGAAACTAAGTCTGACCCAGAGGTCTCAGCCCCTATTATAAGACAAGCTCAAGAAATACTAGTAGTAAGCACAGAATCTACACCAGAAGTAACAACAAATAATATTAATCAATCACAGACTCTTGAAGCTGTAGACACAAGCTCTGTAGTTTCTCTTGCACCAAGACCTGTTGTAATAGATTTAAAACCTATTGAACAAGACACAACTAGAACATTGTTAGTACCTTCTGAATCAAGAATAACAATAGTAGGGAGAGCCGCATAATGAAATGGCCTATCAAAGACCCAAGTGAAATACTAGACTACTCAATAGATTGGTCAAGATTCCTGGAAGGGTCAGTAATACAGTCAGTACAGTGGTTTATAAAAGACGCAAACGGAGTTAAGACACAAGTATCTCAATCAGACACCGTAAATGGTCTAACACTTTTTTCTCAAGTAAGCACTAATACAGTAGCTACAGCTCGTTTTGGTGCAGGTTTAAATAATATAAAGTACAGAATAACTTGTGCTATAACATATGATACTCATTTAGTAGCTGAAAGAGTCGTACAACTACCAGTAAAGGATAGATAATATGGCTTACAACTACCTAGAATTAGTAAATGATTTAAACCGTAGGGTAAATGAAACAGAGTTAAATAGTGATAACTTTGGAAGCTCTACTGGTTACTACAACACAGCTAAAGATGCTATAAATGCTTCGATTAGACTACTAAATCAAGAAACTTTTCAATGGCCTTTTAACTTTATTGAACATGAAGAAGACTTAAGCCCTGGTACAATGAGGTATGACAACCCATATAACTCTAAAACAATAGACTACAATACATTTCGTATTAAACGTAATGATTCTTTAGGCAACTCTACTTCGCTGTTAAAAAGGATGGACTACGAAGAGTACTTAGCTAAGCATGTTGATGACGAGTACAATGATAGTACTTCAATAAGAGCCATGCCAACCCATGTAATTAAAGCTCCAGGAAATCAGTTTATACTTTACCCTTCTCCTGACAAAGAATACGAAATTATATTTGAAATGTATTCACTTCCAGTAGACCTTATCTTACACTCAGACGTACCTTCTGTTCCAGAAGCTTATAGACATATAGTGATTGATGGGGCTATGTACTACGTTCAGATATTCCGTAATGACAACCAATCAGCTCAAATGTCTTTAGGTAAGTTTAATGAAGGTGTTAAGAACATGAGAAGTATTTGGATTAATAGATTTGAATATATCTACGATAAGAGGGTGCACTTTTAATGGCTACAGGTTGGGAATCATTTCCACTAGAGCTTAAAGGTGGATTAATCAGCAATATGTCTAGGCTACAACAAGGTGTTAAAGCTCCTGGTTCTGCTAGACGGTTAGTTAACTTTGAACCATCTGTTAAGGGTGGTTATCGTCGTATTAATGGTTATGCTAAGTATGATAGTAATGTAATACCTTCTTATGGTACTCCAGTTGTTCAAGGAAGTTCACAAACAGGCACTACCCTAACCATTGCTAATATGTTTTTAAAAGCAGAAGATGGGTCTAAATTGTCTGTAGGCGGTGTCTCAGGTGTTTATACCGTAATATCAAGTACTTGGTCATTTTCTAATAAAGAATCTGTATTAACTATAACTCCTTCACTATCGTCAAGCCCTCAAGATAAAGCAGAAGTTACCTTTGCTAATAGAGTAGGTAAAGCAGAAGGTTTATACTGGTTTTCTGATACAGAGACTAATTCAAACGTAGCACTTGTTTTAAGAGATGGTAGTTTGTTTACTACATCAGGTGGTGGTTTTACAGATATAAGTGCTCCTGGTTATGGTACTGTAAGGGTTAAACACTCAGGACATACTGGCTCTACAATGGATATAGACGGTATTACAGATGATGATAACGGCCCAAGAATAGGTGATACATTTAGTATTGCAGGTGTAGAAAAAGTATATACAGTTTTAGCAACTCCAACAATTTCATCAGGACACTGTGTTATATCTATATACCCTGCTTTGGCCAGTGCACCTGCTGATAATGCTCTTATAACATTTATGGGACGTAATCAAACAGGTGGTTCTAAAGCTAGATTCCAGAACTTTAACTTTGATGGTACAGAACGTCTTGTAATGGTTGACGGAGCTAACTACCCTATTACTTGGAACACTAATGAACCTGTAAATATAATAGACGGTACTACAGATGTACTAGGTGCGGAAGTTGTATCTCAATTCCATGATCACCTTTTCTTTGCTAAAGGCTCTTTATTAAGTTTTACAGCTCCATTTGCTCAGAATGATTTTAGTACATCAAACGGGGCAGGAACTTTAAGGTTGCCTTCCCGTATTACAGGTCTAGTAACATTCCGTGATAAACTTATTATCTTTACTAACTCTAGTATACACCAATTAACAGGTACTAGTGTGTCTACATTTCAATTAGCAGAAATAGTGGAAGATATTGGTTGCTCAGAGCCAGACACTATTCAAGAAGTTGGTGGTGATATTATGTTCATGGGGCCTGACGGTCTAAGGTTCTTAGGTGCTACTACCCGTATTGGTGACTTTAACTTATCTTTAGCTTCTCGTAACATACAAGATCAAGTTACTCAATTTCGTACAGACTATACAGATATAGTTTCTTTAACTATTAGAGGTAAATCACAATACCGTATTATGGGCTTTGTATCAGGTCAGACGGAGACTAATGCCAAAGGATTTATAGGTACACAGTTTGCTGATCAAGATGCTAATAGCTTTGCGTGGTCTGAGACTAAAGGTATAAAAGCATACCGAGCTACATCAGTTAACACAGGACAAAACGATGTATCATTAATTGTTGGTGAGACAGGATACGTTTATAAACTAGACATAGGTTCTACTTTTGATGGTAGTGCTATAGCTTCTTCTCTATTTACGCCTTTCATGGCAATCAATGACCCTAGAGTAAGAAAAACTATGTACAAAGCTACTTCATTCTACGACCCAGAAGGTTCTGTGGACGGTAGCTTAACATTTAAGTATGACTTCCAGAGACCTGGGGTTATACAACCTTCTGCTTCATCATTAAATGGTGGTGGATCATTCTCTGTATTTGGCGAGGCTGTACTAGGTACAGACGGGTACGGAGGCAACCCTGAGACAGTTATAGAAACAAATACAACTGGCTCATTTTTTACAATATCATTACAATACGAATTTAATGCAATTAACCCACCATTTATAGTAGACACAGTTCTACTTGAATACTCAAACAACGATAGGAAATAGACATGGGAACAGGTTATACACGTAACGATACATCTAACAACATAGCCAACGGTAACGTGATTGACGCTGCTGACTTGGATGGTGAGTTTGATGCTATAGCAACAGCATTTGGAACATCTGGGCATTCCCATGATGGAACGACTGCAGAGGGTGGAGCTATTACAGTAGTCGGCCCTACACAAGAATTCTTAGGAGACGGAAGTTCATTCTACCCTAAGTCAGACGCTACTTACGATTTAGGTAAGTCAACTGCTTCATTTGATGTAGCATATGTTGAGTCAATTAACTTAGGTGGTACAGGTATCACTGCTACTGGTACTGAACTTAACTACACAGACGGTGTTACTTCTAACATACAAACACAACTAGGCACTAAACTACCGTTAGCAGGTGGAACAATGACTGGTGCTATAAATATGGGGTCTAATAACATTACTACAACAGGTAAAATGTTATTTGCTAATATGTATGCAACAGAGGGTGATTTACCTAGTGCCTCTACTTATCATGGTATGTTTGCTCACGTACACGCTACAGGTGCAGGTTACTTTGCTCACGGTGGTTCATGGGTTAAACTAGCAAATGATTCTCAAATATCAGACGAGAACTTTACAACTGCTGACCATTCAAAATTAGATGGAATAGAATCAGGTGCAACAGCTGATCAAACTAAATCTGACATTGAAGGTCTAGGCATTGATGTTCCAGCAACTAATCTTACAGGAACAATTCCAGCGGCTCGTTTATCCACAGCAGTCACTCAAGCTGAAACCGATGATAGTACAAAGATTGCTACGACTGCTTATGTTTCAGATAAGATTACAACACTTATAGGTGGTGCACCAAGCACACTCAATGATCTTAACGAATTAGCAGCAGCTATTAATGATGATGCTAACTATAACTCTACACTTACAACTGCATTAGGTACTAAAGCAGCTAAAACTACATCAATATCTGCAGGTAGTGGTCTTAGTGGTGGTGGTGATTTAAGCGCTGACAGAACTATATCACACGCTGATACATCTTCACAATCATCTGTTAATAACTCTGGTCGAACATATATTCAAGATATAACTCTTGATACTTATGGTCACATTACTGGAATAACATCTGCTACAGAAACAGTTACAAACACTAACACTACTTACAGTGCAGGTAATGGTCTTGGATTGTCAGGTACAACTTTCAATGTAAATGGCGACCAACGTGGTAACATTACTTATATGGGTCGTGACACTAACGACTATATTGGCGTTGAAACTACCGCAATTAACTTTGTACTTGATGGCAACGTAGATATGAAGTTAGAAAACGATGGTGACTTACACGTTGATGGTAACGTTGTTGCTTACTCTACAACTACTTCAGATGAGCGTCTTAAGAAAGACATCGTGAAGATTGACAATGCTTTGGATAAAGTATCTCAGTTAAACGGTTACACATTTGAGTACTTGAACGATGGTAAGAAGTCTGCAGGTGTTATCGCTCAAGAAGTTGAAGCAGTAATGCCAAGTGCGGTTTCAGAAATGAAACTACCACTTAAGTCAGATGATGACCAAGAGTACAAAGTTGTTCAGTATGACCAATTACATGGCCTACTAATTGAAGCAATCAAAGAATTGAAAGCTGAAATCGAAACACTGAAAGGTTAAGTTATGGCGATACAGAATAGTGGCCAAATAGCCATGAGTGATATTATGACCGAGTTGGGTATCTCAGGTCAAACTGCTATGAATGACGCTGACGTCAGGGGTCTTATTGATAAGGCTTCTGGTGCTCAGATGTCTATGAGTGAATGGTACGGTGCGGCTAACGCATTTGCTTTTAATGCTCCTTCAGGTAATACTTCAAACGCAACATTAAGTACATTGGCAACAGCCGCAGGGTGGGATGGTTCTACTCCTGTAGTTATGACTATACCTAGTGGTTCTGTTTTACATGCAATTTCTAACACTAGTAATTTTGGATTAATAATAGATGTTGCTGATTCAACTATAGTTAACAACGGAGCTATAACAGGTTATGGAGCTAATAGAGAGGCAGATGGTGGTCACGCTGTAAAAATAAACGTGACTGGTATTACACTGCAAAATAACTCTGGTGCTTTCCTTGCAGGAGGCGGCGGTGGCGGTCATGGTAACGGTGCAGGTTATCCTAGCTATAATCCTTTTGGCGGTGCTGGGGCAGGGCAAAGAACTCCTGGTGAAACAGCTCCTGCGGCTTCAAATAGCCCTGGATTTGGTTACATAAATGCTAACTGTTATGGTTACTCATATGGTAACGTAAACGCAGGGGCAGGTGGAGATCAAGGTACTGGTGGTACTGGTACTTGGGTTTATCATCAGCAATCTTGCCATACTGGTGGTCATGGGTTTAACTATTTCGCTTCTAGGATATCGGCAGGGGGCTCTGTGTTAAGTGCAACTCAAAATAATGATGGGTCAGACTCTATGGGCGGCGGAGGCGGCGGCGGTTGGGGTCGCTCTGGTCGTGGTAGTAATGGTGGTGCTGGTGGTAAAGCTGTTGAGGATTCTGGTAATACATACACTTTAACTAATAATGGTACGATATATGGAGCTACAACATGACGCAAGAAGTTATACCGCATAACCTTGAAGTTGGTTTTTACAAAATTAGAACAAGTGATGGAGAATACTCTCCAGTGTTTCATATAGAAGAAGAGTGTGTTATTGGTTTTGTATCAACTGCTGAAGTTATTAAAGTAGATGAGCCAGAAGGGTTTTTTGCAAGTACAGAACTTTCTCAAGCTAGATTAGACATATGTAATAGTTGTGATAAGAAAACTTTAAATATTTGTAGTGTTTGTAAGTGTTTTATGCCCGCAAAAACCATGATTGCAAGCTCCGCTTGTCCAGATAATAAATGGTAGCAAGTAAATCTAAATAAATATAAAATAGTACTTGACAGATGTGTAAAACATGTGTATAATTAACTTAAGGTTGCCCCCGATGTATATAGGTATACTATATGGTTATAGACAAGTACAAAGCTGTAGTAGATGGTATTAGCTTATTGGAGTTAGGAGATATACACTCTTATTATACTCCAAGTCATGTTAATACCTTTCTCCTTCTTCCTATAGAACATGATAAGATAAGAATCTATTATGAAGACGATAAGCCTGTAGGACTAATAACTTGGTGTTGGTTATCAACTACTAAGTCTAATCTCTTCTTAAACGATAAATATCAACCTACTGCAGAAGATTACAAACAAAATACCTCAGATGATTTATGGGGTATAGAATTCATAGCTCCTTTTGGTCATACACGTAAGATGATGAGAGCCATAAGGAACACGACTACAGAACTATACGGAACCGCTAATCAAGTCCACTTCCGAAGATTCTATAATAGGAACAAGTTACACAAGAGGATGTTCTAAGAATGTATAATCCATTTTCAATGCAAAGAATACTTAATCCAGTTGGTTCTGGTATGATTACTTATGGTGGTACAGATGAAGGTAAGGAGCAAGCGGCTAATAGACCTACTACTGCACAACCTATTACTAATACTAACACAGGTGCTGTTATAAAAGATAGTCAAGGTAATGCTGTAATGGGTAGTGACCCTGCTACCCTTCAAGAGCGTTCAGCTTATCTAGATAGAAGTGGTGATGATCAAAACAATCAGATAAATACTCCTGGAAATCAAGTAAGCCCTATCCAGGATATTAGTATGCCATTGTACGGTACTCAAGGGCCAGAGAATAACCCTACTACTGCAAATGCTATACTAATGGCAGAGCCTGAGTCATACAACTACACATATGAAGAAGCTGTAGCAATCAGAGACAGAAAAAGCAGAGATGTACTGAACCCTGCTAAACAAGCAGCAGTAGACGCAGCTATAGCAAAAGGCCCAACACCTCCAACTAAAGAGGAGTTAGCTAAACAACAGTCAGATAAGATTAAGACTGCATCAGGTAATATGATGGAAGCTTCTGTTACAGCCCCTGGGACTATGGCTACTACCGCCGCAGTCGATAAAATAGACCCGAATGCTGAAGGAACTACCATTGCAGCAGGTACTGGTGCACTAGACCCTAATGCTCCTCAGATAACAACACCTGACACGTTCAACGCAGCCTCTGTAGACCCTGTTAAAGCAGCGGACAGTGTAAAGGCAGAGACAGATAGTGTAACAGCTGTACAAGGCACTGTTGACCCTAATGCTTTAGTAGACGCTGAAACTAAAGACCCTGCTACTTTATCGGCTAGAGAGTTAGAAGCACAACAAATTGCAAATGCACAGAAAGTATCACCTACCGCTAAACGTATTATAGAGTCTGGAGAACTGATCTCAGGTTCTGCGGTAGACATGGCAGAAGTTAACGCAGCTCTTGATATACAAGCAGCTCAAGCAAACCCTTCAGAACAAGCTACAGTAAAAGGTCAACTAAGCCAGTTGATGTTAGACTTTGATAGCACTAATCCTCCTGCATGGGCAGCAGGTGCATTGCGTAATGCATCGGCACAGATGGCACAAAGAGGTTTAGGTGCTTCTTCTATGGCAGGTCAAGCACTTGTGCAAGCAGCTATGGAATCAGCCCTACCAATAGCAATGGCAGACTCACAGACGTTTGCTAAGTTTGAATCACAGAATTTATCTAATAGACAACAAACAGCTATGTTTGCGGCAGAACAACGTGCTCAGTTCTTGAACCTAGAGTTCTCACAAGAGTTTCAAGCAAGAGTAGCTAATGCATCTAGAATAGCTGATGTAGCTAATATGAACTTTACTGCTGAACAGCAGATAGCTCTTGAGAACGCTCGTATGGCTCAGACAGTAGACATAACCAATCTTAACGCTGTAAATGCTAAGATGATGGCTGATGCAGCTGCTATGTCACAGATGGATATGCAAAACTTAAATAATCGTCAACAAGCGGCTGTTATGAATGCTCAGGCTTTCATGCAAATGGATATGAAGAACTTAGACCTTCAACAACAAACTGATCTATTTAAAGTACAGTCTAACATACAAGCTATCTTTAGTGACCAAGCTGCTACTAATGCAGCTAAGCAGTTTAATGCATCTAGTGAAAACCAAACTAACCAGTTCTTTGCTAATATGGCTACACAAGTACAGCAGTTTAATGCAGGTATGGAAGTTCAACGTGATCAGTTTAACTCACAAAACGCATTAGTAATAGCTCAAGCTAATGCTCAATGGAGACAGAACACTACTACAATTAACTCACAAGCTCAAAACGTAGCTAATCTAGAGTCAGCTAAAGCAGCTAATCTGTTTACACAGCAGATATTAGATACAGTATGGCAACGTGAGCGTGACATAATGGACTACGCATTTAAACAATCTGAAAGTGCTACTGATAGGGCACTTAGTGTTTTCTTGGCTAATGAGTCTAAGACGTTATCTATGTGGGAAACTGAGCAAGCTAATAAACAAAAAGACAAAGAAGGTATTGGATACCTATTCGGTCAAATGCTAGGAGGGATGTAGTAATGGTTCCAATGAATAAAGGTGTATACCTTAAGAACTTAGAAATGGCCCGTAAGGCTCTAATAGAAAACCTACAGTCAGACATAGGTGAAGAAGCTCCAGAAGATACAGTAGAAGAGGAGTCAAGTGAATCAGGTTTGATGCGCCCACGTCTACGTCCTCAGAGTGTAGAAAAACAGTCAATGCCAGAAGAAGGTATGGGGTTATCTATGATGAGGGCCTTTCAGAGACCAAAAGCTAGGCCAGAGGGTCTTGGAATGAAATCATTTGCTATGAAACTCAAAGACTCAGAGAGTAGTGGTAAGTCAGATGCACAGATAAAATTAGATGATGGTCGTAAGATGACTGGTTCTTATCAGTTTTCAGACGCTAGACTAAAAGACTTTATGAAATCAGAAGGTATGGAGTTTTCTACAGAAACATTCAAACGTAAGCCTAAGTTACAAGAAAAAGTATTTGAATGGCATATGAAAGATATTGATTCTACTATTGACAAATTAGATAAGTCTGGTAAAATGTCAAGAGATGGTTTAAGAGCAGTAGCTCACTTAGGCGGTAAGACAGGTATGAAGAAGTTCTTTAAAACTAACGGCAAGTATGACCCTGCTGATAAGTTCGGAACTAAGCTATCTGACTACTACAACAAATTCAAATAAAGGAATATGTAAATGATTATACCTGGACAGTCGCTGACTGCAGAGCCAAAGAACGCACCATACGAAAACCCACCTGAGTATAATACTCCAGAAGATGCTCTTATGTGGCATTTAACACGTCTTCAAGATGAAGATAAGTTTAAAGCACTAGCAGATACTTTAGAATTAGGTCTTGACGTTGTAACAATCACTGAGGGTCTGCTACGAGGTGCAGTGCTTAATGGGAGGCATAGCATAGATGTATCGTTACTTATAGCACCAGTTATACACGAGTACATCACATCTACTGCCGATAAACTAGGCATTGAGTACGATGAAGGTTTACCTGATAACAGTGAGCTAGATGACGCAATCGAATACCAAATCAACGAAAAGAAAGCTAAAGACATGCTTGCTGATCTTGATATGGAGGTTGAGGACGAAGAAGTTGAAGAGCCTATGCAAGAAGAGTTATCAATAGATACGCCTATGGAAGAACCTAAAGGTTTAATGGCTAGAAAAGGAGAAGAGTTATGAGTTTCTGGTCAGGTGTAGCAAAAGGGTTTAAGGACGCTAAAGAAGCGAAGGCAGAGCAAGAAGAGCTAGAGGCACGTAGAGCAGAACGTAAAGAGGCCTTTGAGTATAATGTAAAAAGGGACGAGATACTTGATCAACGTGCTGAAGCTAAGAGGATTGAGGATTTACGTCAATGGAATATCACTAACGATAGAGCTGCACTGATTTATGAACAAGATCGTACAGATAGATTAGCAAGAGAAGAACTAGCTCAAAAGAATCTTGATCGTGGTTTCTTTGCTGATCAAAAGTGGAAAAAATCAGAATGGGGTATGAAAGTTGAGAAGTGGGATTTAACTAAACTTACTGCTGAACAAACTAAAGAGAGAGCAGATGCTCTGTTTGATAATACACTTGAGATGCAACAGTATGGTAAACTAAGAGATCGTGCAGAAGATTTACGAAAGAATAGAGCAGAAGCTAGAGCAATAGCCGAAACACTTCGTCAAATAGAGATAACTAAGTTTAATCAAAAAATTGCTGATGAGAACTATGCATTTCGTGAAAAGCAGTTTGTAGAACAGACTAGAGCAGCAGGTGTTTCTGAAGAGTTAGCACAGCAAGGATTCCAACTTAAAAAAGATGAGTTAGAAATTAAGAAAGCTAAAGAAATGATGTCTATGATACCTGCTAGCTTAGCTAGTATCATTGCAGGAGAAGGTGGAGGTTCTGCAGGTTCTAAAGGACATGCTATGTCTGTAGAAGCTATGACTTCAGGTTCTAAGTTATTTAACGCTGAGTATAAAAACCTAAGTGATGAAGCTAAAGAGTCTGATTTCTTTAAAGCAGCAGCTAATAGCCCTGCTACTCAAGCAACTCTTATGGCTTTTGTGGAACTACAAGCTAAGAAGGGTAACACAGTAAAACTAGATGAGTTACCTAAGTACTTTAGACATGCAGGTTCTGTTGATGGTAGAGGTGGAGCTGAAGCTAAAGAAACTATTGATGCTCTTATGAGTGGTGAGATGGATTTAAACGATAAAGATTCTTTTATTAAAGGTCTTTTATCTCTTAAGAACTATAAACCTGCTGAAGAGTTATTCATACAAACAAGTGCACCTGATGACCTTAAAACTAAGTCTGAGAAGATTAAGTATTGGGAAACTGCTATTGAAACAGATGCTTATAGAAAACTTGATAGCTTCCCACCAGAAGATCGTCGTAAGATAGACAATGCTCTAACAGGACTACAACGTAAAGAAAGACGTACAGAGTCACTAGACGTACTAGCTTCTTATGGTTTAGGTATGGATGCTGTAACAGAGAATAACATGGCAGATATAGGTGTTATTAAGTCTTACTATGGTAATCAACTAGATAAACCTGTAGAGGTAAAAATAGACAAAGTAGACGAAGTAGAAGACCCTATTGTACCTCTTGTTAACCCTGAGTTACCTAGTTCTTCTAACGCAACTGATGATTCAATATACGAAGCTAAGTCACCACAAGAGTTTATGAAAGCTAAAGACAGTGGTTATACAGGCCCAATTAGATACAAAGGTAAAATATATGATCGTAATGAATCAGGAGATTCTGGTCAAGAGGCTATGCTAACTAATGATAAAGGTGAGCAACTTAGTGTAGAAGATGCTATCGCTGCTGAATTTGAGGAAGGTGGTAATCTTAAAGAAGAAGGTGCTGTAGATAAGTATTTTGCTCAACAAGCTGAAGGTATATTTAGACCAGGTTCAGCAACTACTAAAGAACAAGTAGAAGGTAGTAGACCTGGTGAGAGAGAAATAGATACAGACACGTTTGTAGATAGATCATTCCAAGATAAACCTACTGCAAAGAAACCTATGGACTTAACAGAAGCAAATGTTGCAATAGTAACAGATAAAGTTAATGATGTAGTAGACTCTATACCACCTCGAACACCTAAGAATAAAAGAGTTGAGTGGGCTATAAAAGAGTTCAATAAGAAGTATAAGAATGCAAGTGTTCACATGAGTGACGAAGAGATAGAAGTACGGATAACGTCACTAGTTAACTCAGTAAACCAATAAAGGGGTAAAACATGCCAGCAAGAGCACCTATTGGACTAGAGACAGCACAAGAACGTCTTGAAAGATTAAATAAACCAGTATTTTCACCTAGTATAGACTTAGACATACCAGAAGGGTACACAGAACGCTCTCAGGAGCCCATAGAAGCCTCTGTAGAGCCTGTAGATGATATTTCAAGTGACACTACTGACGAGCTTCCTCCAAGCTTTCTAGAGGGATATACTGCACGTTCTGATGTAGATGATGAAGAAGACTTCTTAGCAGGTTACACTGCTAGGGGTGAAGACCCTATTGAGATGTCAATGGACACACAAATGTCTCAGTTTATAGGTGATGATGGTTTAGTTGGTTTACCGATAGGTGTTGATGCTTATTCATATTCACAAAATGATATGTCTGAACGTGATGAGTTATACAATCCTATCTTCGATTATGTTGAAGACAGATTTGGTTTACAAGCAGTAGAAAACAAAAGTAAAGCAGACATTGTTGATACATTCCTAAACAGCAGACGTGGTGTTGCAGGGGGTAATACTATCAGAGGTGTATCTGAGATAGACTTCTTAATGGATGTAAAAGACGATCCAGAAAGACTGCTTAAAGCAGGTAAAGCCTATGCTATCTTCGAGGGCATGGAAAGCCTTACTGGAGATGGTGTTACTTGGAGAGAGTTTGGTGAGGGTGTCAAAGACTACACAGCATCAGTACTATTAGACCCAATCAACTTAGTAGGGGGTTTTCTAGGTAAGTTTATAGGTGGTGGTACTGTTAAGGTAGGCGTACAGACAGCTCAGAAAGCAGCACAGAAAGAAATAACTAAGCAGTTATTAAAGGGTGCTTCCGAAAAAGTAGCTGCTAAAGCAGGTACTAATGTTATATTAAAGACTTCTAGGCAAGTTGCTAAAGAAGGTACTGAAGAGATAGCTAAGTTCTCTGCTAATCTAGCAGCTAACAAAGGTATTCAAAAGGTAATGAATACATCAGCTCTAAAAGAAATAGGCACAGCCACAGCAGTCGATGCCGTAGCTAATGCAGGTATGGAGTATCTATATCAAAGAAGTTTGGTAGAGACTAACGTACAAGGTGAAATAAGTAAGGGTGCAGTAGGCTTAGCCGCTTTGTCATCAATGGCTATGGGCGGTATACAAGCAGGTGTAATACTTAAACGTGGTACATCTAACCAAGCTCTTGTTAATCAGGTAGTTAAAGAAGCTAACCCTAAAGACATGGTTAAGGAATTAAAGAAGTCATTAGAAGACTATATAAAGAGTGCACCAGGAGAAGCAGACGCTTGGGTAACTAAGGTAAAGAAGGGTGAGGACATCACTAAGGGTGACACTAACTTCTTCATTGATCTATTATTAGGTGTTAATGATGCTGATGGTAAGACTCAACTTAAAGGTCTAGCAGAGATCATGCAAGAGGGTGGTTACTACTTCGTTAAACGTGATGAAGATGACAAGATGTCAAACTACATTGCTGACTTTATGAAAACAAAACTAGACCAAGACGACATTAATGATATTATGTCTGTGTTTGGTGGTAAAGCTAAGCGTAAGAATACTAAGATTACACCTGAGACATTTGGTGATTCATTTGCTAACAAGATGAATGAGAGTGCTCGTAGTATGAACAGTGTTATGCAAGTAGCTAAGCGTATGGACAAGAGTATTGATGACTTAGACTTCAATGACTTTGTAGAAGATGCATTAGGTTTGACTATGCTTAGAGATATTACACTTGCTAAAGATAGATATAAAGGTAAGGGTAAAGTACTAGCTAACGTATCTGAGATACAGAACAAGTTTATTAGATCGCTAGTATCTCACCCATCAACTTCTGCATTAAACGTAGTAGGTTATGGAGCCGCCGCAGGGTTAGACACATCTGTAGATATAGTAAAAGGTTTACTGTATGGTGGTAAAGGTATGTTCCAACAAATAGCAGGTATGGCAAAAGACGGTGCTAAGTCAAGAGCAATAGGTAGGCAGCTAATACTATCATCTACTGTTGATCGTGCTAGGTTCTTACTAGACCCTGATATGACATACGCTGCTTACCAGAGTGCTCTATTAAAGAACACTGGTGCTATGGACAAACTAACACGTACACTATCAGGTGGTGTTGACGTTGCTAACACTACTGAGCAGATGGCTAAGCTAGGTGGTATGGGTAGTAAGCTACAAGGTGGTGCAGACAAGTATATTGATACTGTGCAATCTTTGACATTTGTTAATGCTCAAGATGCTTTCACTAAGTCACAAGAGTATGTAGCTCAGATGAACAAACAGGTAAGAACTACATTCAATCAGTCTTGGAATGAATTTTATAACAGGTCTGATATTACTCAGATCATGGCTACAAAACAGTATAAACAAATGGAGATGGACGCTGTTACTAAGGTACACGAAAACACCTTCTCTCAATCATATAAGAACAAAACTAAACTAGGTCAATTAGCAGGTATGATCGAGGATGCACGTAACATCCCAGGTCTAGGCTTTATGATACCGTTTGGTAAGTTTTTTAACAACACTATAGACTTCGGTGTTAAGAACACACCAGGTCTTAACTGGATGGCTAAAGCATCTGGTAAGTATAACAACAACTCTTATGCAGACTTAGCAGTAAGAGGTTCTGTAACTACAGGTATCATCTATACAATGTCATTAGACGAGAATGAGAACCGTAAGATGGGTCTAGGTTTATACGATGAAGTAGTAGATGGACAAGTTGTATCACAACAATACGATTATCCTATCTCATTATTCAAAGCAGCTTCTAGATTGTTATCTTATAACAGAGCAGGTGAAGAAGTACCACCTGAGTTATTAGCACAAGTAGGTAAAGACTTTGGTGGTGGAGGTCTAACACGTAACCTTACTAAAACTGTAGGTGAGTTTGCAGACTTCGGTACTGCATTACTTGAAGCAGAGTTTGTTAAGGCAGGTGGTGAAGCAGGTCAGATAGTATCAGAGATTGGTGCTCAAGCTTTATCTGGTTTCTTGAGACCTTTAGAGCCTGTTGATACAGCATTAGGTATGGCGTTAGGTAAAGACCAGTCACCTAAGGATACATCACAGGGTAATAAGTTTGTTGGGGATTCACTCAAGTACTTAGACACAACTGCTGAACTCTTAATGGGTCTCACAGGGTCTGATGCTATGCCTACTAAGATAAGTGCATACGGTAATGAAGGTGCTCAACAGTCTACTAAGAACTTTGGTGTACGTGTGCAGAACTTAACTAACATACAAAGGTTACTAAACCTTATAGGTGTAGACCAATGGAAAGTCAATTCATCTATATCTAAAGACAGAAAACAAATGATACCAGAGGCTGTTAATGAATATCAACGCCAGATGTATGATGTACTTGAAGTATGGGCTACAGAGAAGATGGCTAGTGAGTCCTTTAGGAACTCATCAGTGAAAGAACTACGTGCTATCTGGAATGATACAGTAACTCAATTCAAGAACGAAGCTAAGCTTAAACTAATAACACAGTACGATGGCCCACAGACTACACTACGTGACCAGTATGACCTGATGGTTAAGTATAAACCAGACGTTGTTAAGGAAGCTATGGAAGACTTAGAATTTGAAGGAGACTTAGGTGATCTTTCATTGGCTGAGATAGGACTCCTAGATGCTGAGCTATACAACCGACAAGGTAGAACGTTAAGAGAAGCTGACTTAGGCAACTTTTAAACAAATAAAGAGAGGCTAATAAGTGATGAATACATTAAGAAATAAAACCAAGTTATTCTTAAAAAGGTTTAGAGAAGCTTGGACAGCATGTTTGCTGTGTATGGTTCAAGGTGACTTAACAGTACTGACTGTTAGTCATGCATTAACAGCCTCTAAGACAGGGGCTATTGCGGGCTTAGCTTTTGTAATACTGAGCTTTTCTAAGTTACTAAAAGACGACAAAATGACTATAACGATAACCATAGGGTTGCTAACTACGGTTGCAGACTATTTAATACACCCTACACACTTTGGGCCTTCTTTGGCTGAAGCTGTATGCACTGGTGTCGGTGCAGCTTTAATTGCCTACCTTATGATTAAATATGTTGATAAATAGAAAAAACCCCCAACAGTAATTAAACTGAAGGGGGTTAAGTTTGTTTACTTTTTATATTGAAGCAAGAGGTCCACATACCTATATGCTTCTTGTACGAGTTCTTCTGCTCGATTACCTCCACTGGAACCTAGCAGTCCAGCTAGGACTGAAGCTGCTAGTTGTTCTTTATGAGAGGAGAGACTCTTAGGAACATTCACAGTGGTTGTTTCTTTAGATTTAATAAAGGCTTTAGCCTCTTGTTCCAAACTAGGAGCAGGGGGCTTTTTGCGTTTGGTGGTCATGTTAACATATTCCTTTATTTGAATATAAGGAAGTGTACCATAAGTACACCTCCTTGTCAACCCCTAATAAGTGTTAACTATTTCATCAACAATACCATGCTTGATACACTCCTCTGGAGTAAGCCATTCATCAGTTGGATGTAATAGATGTTTGCGTATATACTTTTCAGACTTCTTAGTACATTTCTTATAGTGACTTATCATACGATCACCTGCTAGATCAAACTCTTTAATCATTGCATGTAGTTCATGTTCTTTACCTTTTGAACCCCATGAGTACTGGTGTGACATAACAGAAGTGTTGTGGGTGAGTAGTCTTCTATCTCCTGCCATTATAGTTAACACACCACAAGAAGCTACCAGACCCTTACCTATTGTTACTATAGGTATCTCTGACATTTTAATTGCATCGATAAGGTGGAAGGCTGAGTGTACTGAACCTCCTGGGCTGTTGATTATTAATGTAATTTGATCTGGTCTTAAATCTTCTGGCATTAAATTGTATTCGTATATGGCAGCTACTAGAGGCATGATCTTCT